CGAAACGTCATTATAAAGAAAAAAGTCGCCGTATTTAACAAGATTGCGAGCCCAGCAACGAAGATTAAACTCTACGTTAAGAGTATTATAGAAGAGATCCTCTAAAATGCTTTTAATTTTTTCATTATCGGAATAGATGTGAAGAACCCGACCCTTATCATCCTGCGCAACAGTTTCATCTGCGTAGATATCCATTGCAGCCGCAATTTCGGGTGTATTGTGAGAAATGACGGTATCTGTCGCAAAGTTTTTGTACCCATCTACGGTCAAGTCGTAGAGAGGAATCACTCCGTGGTATTCGACAGAGACAACCTTGAGGTTGTCATAGGTTTGAGAAAACTCTGTATAGTTCTTGTATCCTCGCTTCTTTAAACGATTATCAAGCACGGTAGCTGTAGTGTCTAAAGAAACTGCAAGCTGCTTCTTCGACATGCCTCTAGAAAAAGTAGAACATATTCTATCGAAGGTAACTGAATGGTTATATCGAGGATTATTCTTGTCCTGGTTGTCCCATCCTGCATTGTGCCAATCTGGGTTGTACGCCTTTGCGAATGTTTGGAAGTCTTGATATCCATGCTTTCGTAGTTTACGTTTGATCACATTCGAATCGGTATCAAGAACTTCGCACATTTTTCGAGAATTGAAGTTTGTTCTTTCAGCAATTTCTAGAATTCGACCGAAAGTGATGTCCTTCCGTTCGGCAGGATTGTTCTCAGACATAAACTTAGAATGATTGGTCTTGAACCTCTCGATCCATTCTGCATTTTGATCAGACCACTTTGCCCCGTTGATGATCTTCGTGTGAAGGCTTCTGTGATCGTGGTCCTTCATAATGCGTAAGTTTTCTGGTTTGTTATCATGCTTCGTAAAATTAACGTGATGCACAACCTCATCGACGGCGAGCTCGGAGCCTTTCATCATCTCACCGATGATCCTGTGTTCAGCGACCCAACCGTTCATATTTGAGCGTCGGTCCATCGTGTATATCCAGCGATAGCCCTCTCCCTCTTCTTTGCAGCCGTTGAATAAGTCTCTACGGTAGAAAGGCATCATTGCGTCGCCGGACTTTAGGTCTTCTATCTTGCAGAAAGTACCATCGCGCTTCATGAGGCGGTGATTTGGTGTTCCAGTGATCTGTTGTCCATTATCAAAAGTAACCGTGTAAGCATGGTCGACTCGAGTCTGTCGAGCTTGCTTTCCCATCGCTGGAACGATCCTACCTAGATTGTGATCGTATGCATAGATTACGAATGTTCTGTTCGAATCCACCTTGCACTCCAAAGAAAGCTCTTCAATAGTCTTGTATCCACCTGGCACCGCGATCTTTGTGTCCTTATGCAGGCAATATTCCATTTCTTGAAAATCTTGATATCTCATCAAACGTTCTGAAAGGTTATACGCGCTGGATGTAATCGTTGCGTATGTTGGAGCTAGCGATTTTTGAAAAAGTAAAGCACCAGACGATTTCGTCTTATCGACTACCGCAATTGTAGTATCAAGATTTCTTATCTTTCTCTTAACAACAGGACCACTCTTAAAGAGTTTAGAAAGACGTTGAAATAATGTTTGATCTTTTTCTTTTACCATTGTTAGTTGTGTCGTTCCAATCGTGGAAACGACTCTTTCGTAATTAGAACTAGATAATAACTTTTAAAAAGCCATAGTATACTTCTTTGTTTCTTTCTCGCGTCAGATGTTAGGTTTTATAGACACTTTTTTAGCAGACGGTGATTGCGATGCGGCGGGACTAGACGGAACTACATCGGGTTGTTTAGGACCATCAACATGCGTCATAGGAGAAGCAACAACTCTTTTTAACATTTTTTCAGTTTCTAAAAGATGTTTTTCTAGTGTTATGTTGGCCGCATCTGCGCTCGATAGAGCTTTCGAAGATGCTGACGACTTAAATAGCTCAATTGCTTTAAGAAGTTTACTAGCATTTTGTGCCATTGCCGCGGCTTGATCTTCTTTTTCACCTTCTTTTAAAAGTGAAACTTCTTCTGCAATAATTTTTTTCAAGCGGGAAATTGTAAGCTTGTGCATATTAATCCTCAATGTCAATTAATAGATATTAGTTCAAAAATTTTTAATTAGCGATAAAGCCAAGAAAAATCAGAAACGTCAACATGACGAACCATAGAAGGGTCTTTTGGTTTTAATGGATCACGAAAAGTTGAATTTAAGCCTCTAATGCTCGGATTAACTAATGGTTGCGCAGAATTTATATTACCTGGCATATTGGTATTGCGTTCTACTTTCGTAGCCTTTAACATAGCCATTGATAACGCCGTTGCGTGTTCATTAACGTTTGAATCTCCGGCTACCAGCCACGTCGCAATAGCTAAACTTATTATTAAGTCATCATGAGCATCTTTAGATGCCATTGCCTTAGACCCATTCCAAATAAATGCTTGAAGTTGATCGTAAAGTCTTTGAGAATAAACCTTAAGAATAGAATTGCGCGCAAGTTCTTCTAGTTTCGCCAATATTTGAGATCTTGTTTTTGTTTGTGTAGAAAAACCAGGAACTGCATTAGGATCCGTTGGTTTAAAATTGAATAGGTCACCTGATGAACCTTGATAATACAAATGAGGATAACCGTCATCTCGAAGTTTAACACATGTAAAATAACCAAACGTATTTTGTTCGGGACAAATTAATGCTTCATTATACATTTTGCCATATTCAAACAACAAGTCTGCTAATTTGTCAGGAGGAATTTTACCCATGTACTCAGCAACGACCTCGCAAGACGAGTCATCGACTATGTGAAATGTTGAAAAGTCTTTGGCATCGCCTCTTGAGATATCAGCTGCTAGAACATATTTCTTACCAGGCTCTGGTTTTCGCCAAATCCATACAGCAGATTGTGGGCCTGTTTTTTCTATAGGCGGGCGGATGGCTTCTCTAATAGACTCGAGTTCGCTCGGTTGTAAAAATGTATCTCCTGAGGATATAAAGTCGCACAAAAACTCCTGAGCGACTTTTCTCCTTGGAAGGTTTTTTGTTTCTCTAGCGAACCATTCTTCATCATGTTCAGGATGAACCCACCACGACAATTTTATAGTATTAAACTCATTTTGTTTTGTTTCTGCGTCCATCCAAAGTCGATAATACTGACCGCCAACGCCATTTGGTGTAGAGATAATAATGGCATTACCGCCCGTGGATAGAGTAGGATAAAGTCCTGTCCAAATATCTTCAAAGTCTCTAATGAAAGCTGCCTCGTCGACGATAAGGAGCGAAAGCGCTTCGGAGCGTCCGGCATCAGGAGATGTTGGAATAGCGGTGATTTGTGAACCATTATCGAATCTAATTGATTGTTTAGTTGGTTCAAATTTTGTAAGTAATAACCACTTAGGCAAACAATCTAACATGATTCTAACTTTTTTAATAAAATTCATCGCAGTCGATAATTTCGTAGCGATGACGAGAACATTTTTATCTTTTTTAAAGATAGAAAACCACACAGCATATGCAGCAGTGATTGTAGACAAACCTAGCTGGCGGGATTTAAGCGCTATGTTAAAACGATTATTCTGAAATTGTTTAATACAATCTTCCTGAAAATCGTACGTCGCAAAAGGTATAAGCCCTCGCACCGTATGTTGAATTTTTACATAGCGATTCATAAAGTAAACCGGATCCTTACCACATCGTAAGATCTCGTTTACTTGGTCACTTCTAGTTAGCGTTTGTTGCATTAGACTAATTCAAACGTTGTTTTCCTACGGAAATATGCTGTTCTTTTTGGATTATGTACATTAAACCCGATGATTTCAACAGACGTATTTGTAGAACGCTCCTTTATAGGGAGCGTCTCGCCTGTTATGTTTTTATAGACTGTCTTAACGTTTTTCACAACAGCGTTAACGATATCGATGGATTCCTTTTCATATGTCATATTCATTATGCTCATATCTTTTTCTGAAACGAAATTAACGATAGCTTGATATGAAGCTAATAAAACGTCACCTGCTAGTGTGAATTTAACTGAATAAGACGATGTCTTAGACGTTGACGACCTTCCCCACGTCGTATCTATAGCTTGTCCAAGTGCATTATAATCGATTTTAGGCATAGTATCTCCACCCTTAAATATACAACATTCACTCTAAGACAATATTTGAATCGACAAAACTTCTTCTTGCTATCACATTTTTTACAATATCTGTTGCAGGTCGCCAACCCATTTCCCATTTTTCCTTATTTGAATAAGCCCAAGTGTCTGCACAAGGCGAGCAACAACCAAACTTTTTATAAGTAAACTCGTCTTCTTTGTGACCAAAACGAATGTCACAAACATCACAAAATAATGGCATATTTCTTCTTTCATTTTCATCATAAGAAGAAGGAACTATCACTACATAATTTTCTCTATAACAAATTTTTCTATCACGAGGATAAGGTTGCCATGTGTGTTTCATAGATCTACCCCAAAAACAATTTTTGAATCTTTTTCGCTTTTCGTAATTTCTAAAATATGATCAACAACATCCTTGACACCATCTATATGAGTGATTATTAAAATTGTCTTAAAATATTTCTTAAAAGAAACCAATAATCTATTACATGCTTCAATAGCAGCATCGTCTAGTGTGCCAAATCCTTCGTCGATCACGAAGATATTGGGCTTAGACAAAGAAGAGATGTTAATCATCGCAACTCGAAGAGCCAATGATGCAATTGTCTTTTCCATGCCTGAACATAACTCTATGACTCGGCGGCTATCTCCATAGTTGATATAAATCTCTGAAGAATCCGTATTCTCGTCATTCTCCAGCTCGATAGTAAAATCTACGATGCCATGAAGAATTTTGGCTATTTCAATGTTAATAACGGGTAGTTGCGACTTAGTGATGATTAGTGGCAAACCTTTTTTGGAAAATGCAGTAGTAACCAATTCGCGGACCTTCATTTTCTCTAATAGATTATCTCTTGCAACTTTTTCTTCATTTATTTTTTCAAGATTAGCAAAGAGCTTTCCTTTACGCGTGGCGCTATCAAATTTATCAGTTGTAAGCGCATCTATAATGTTAGAAATATCTTCTATATTTGACTTAATAGAAACTGCATCTGCATTATCGTTATTTTTTAAAGCCTTCTCAAACGTCGTTAGCTTTTCTCTTGACGCTTTTAACTCTACTTCTTGAGAATGATAAATAGCTTTAAACTTTTCAAGTTCAATTTCTTTCTTCGAGATATCTAAAAGCAATTTAGTTTCTAAAGACAATAACTTCTCTATTTTTTCCAAACGATTGACTAAATTTTCTTTTCCAAGCTTTTCAAAAGACTTTTTTACTTTTTCTAGTTTCTTTTGTGATTGTTCTACTTCGCGTTGTTGGTCAACGAGCTTTGACTTATTGATGTGGGCGTCTTTGATAAATTTGCAGGTTGGATAATTATCTTCACAAGGTACCTCATCAAGAATTTTAAGAGATTTTTTTTGTTGTTCAAAAAGTGTATTTTCTTTCTCAAAAATAAACTTTAAAGATGTCAATGAAGTTTCAAGATCTTTAAGCGATGCTAGCTGAAGTCGTAATTGCGATATATCATTTTCTGACTTAATGGTTTCTATCGTTTTTAGTTTTTCGCTATTGTTATTTATTTCTGATTCTAAATTTGAGATGCTATCAAGGCAAGTTTTACATCGATTTTCAAGGACAACTAGTTGCTTAGCAAAAGACTCAACCTGGGATTTAGTAACTGGTATACCTTTGTGTTTAGATAGCTCAATCTGTAATTGAGAAAGAACTTGTTGTTTATCTTTTATTAGTTGGTGGCTGTCACTAATTTTTGTATCGACATCAACAATGTCATTTTCGTATTGTCTTATTAACGCGATCCAGTCTCTATCAGGATAATTTTTTAATTGTGACTTGTAGTTTGTAAGTTCTTTATTTGACAATTCATACATTTTGTCAAATATGTCAAGATCAAGAAATCTGGACAATACTGCCCGGCGTTTCATAGAACCTTGTTCTATGAATTGATTCATTTCTCCTTGCGCCGCCAAAGACGTTGTCATAAAATCTTCTTGATTTCCAATTAGCGTTCTAATAATCTTTTCCGTCTCTGCGCGTTGTTCACCTGCCAAATCTTCCGCTTCGCCATTTTCTTTGATCCTAAAAACATTTAAGGCAGTAGATGCGCTTAATACGCCTTTTTTACTTTCGCTCTTAACAGTTTGACGCTCAATAACATAATCGGTGCCATCATGATTGATAATAGCCTTTGACGAACAATAAGGCTTGCGAATATTACAAACATGAATATTTTTTATTGAGCCTCGGTCAGTTGTATTAAACAAGGAATACATCAATGCGCCAACGATAGACGACTTACCGACCCGATTAGGACCAAACACCCCGACAATACCATTTAGCTTATCGAAATTGATCATATTTCCTTCGCCATAGGCAAACATATTGTCAAACGATAAATATCTAAGTGACCATTTAGAATTATGCGGAAGCTCTTCAGTTAAAATCACAGTAGAAAGACAAGACTTCACTTGTTCAAAAACGATTTTCCATTGCTCAACGGTTATTTGAGTTCCAGAATAATAGTCATTGATTAACTTAAAAAGAACATCGGCATTCCTTAGATCGGCTTTTTCTAGCGTTGTTGTATTAGTTTTTATTATTGATTTATCAATAACAAAATCAGATTTAAACGTTACCTCAGTGGCTAATTTTGTATTCTTTAATGATTCGCTAATTAAGCTAAAATCTTTTTGTCCTAAGATATCGAAAGATCTAATTCGAAATCTAGTACCATCAGGATGTTTCGAAGCAGACGAAATTAAGTCTTCGATTGAACCGCGCCACGGAATCGTTACATACGGTTTGGGATTAGGCAACTTTTTAAAAGTAACATCCCATGCTAGCGAACTACTAATATCCCACAACAAATAACCATGATCTAAATCCTCTGCGTAATTTTGTTGTATAGGAGTTCCGCAAAAGCCTATCCACGGCTTTTTTACCTTTATTTTTATTTTTTTTCCCATAATACTTCTGTGAAGAATATTAAATTAACCTACGATAACGCAATCAGGATATTTAGACAAATCTGCTTCGTCTATTTCTATCTCTACATCTCGATATCCAAGATATTGCATCTTGTGTATATCGCCAAGAAACACATAAGAGTAATCCTTAAAAAAGTCGATAGTAATTTTGGTTTCGTCCAATTCCCAGCCTGATTCTGTTACGCAACCTTGAACAGGACCATGATAACATGCAATATTGACCTTGCCTGGTTCTGGTTTGACATTGTTCCATCCTTCTTCGTCGAAAAGAGAATAAACACACCAATTAAAACCAGGGTGAAACTCATACACTCCGCTCTTCTTGTAAAGATGAATACGCGGATTGTTCATTGCAACTACGATTGGAGATACAGCATCTTGGCGAGAAAGATTAACTAAATTCCCGTCATGATTACCAAGCGTTAAGTGTACTGGTGCTACTTCCGCCATGGCATTTAACCACCATGTTAGAAAATCAATATATTCAGGAGAAATACCTGAGGTTTTTGTATGAAAAATATCGCCGCCAACAAAAATGTGATCAACTTTATTTTTCTTACAGTCATCAATAAATGCAGAAAATATATCGCGATATTCAGCATGTCGAGAGAGCGACCGAATATGGATATCCGAAGTGTGAGCTATTCTCATAAGTTATCTTTTTCGAAAATGCGATTTAATAATATCGCGCAACTAAAATAATTTTTGCAACTTTTATATTGCGATACCTTCGTATATCAATATCGTTTTAATAAGCAACATAGACGAATTAATAGTTAACATAACAATACGCTTATTTTACGTAGATGTTCAATTACTGTTTAAAATCGTAGTCTTACGACATGACTATTCGTTATAAAAACTAAAGATTGCTGGCAGCGACGGCGCTAGCTCCGGCTTTAACTATATTCGCAACTTCCTTTGCGCCTATAGCTAATTCGACGCCCTTAACAGCAGTAGCGCCACCTTCGATAAAACCTAAAAGCGAAGCTCCTGCTTTAAGTACACCGACTAAACCATTCACTGCGAAATAGATTAATAATACCTTATAGACAAGCCCATCTGTTTTTTTTCTTGCGCCTGATTTGTCTGAATCATCTTTATATTGTTCGTACGTTATAATTTTTTTGTTTTTGGTTACATGATAACCTTTATTATTTAAAAACTTATATATTTGATAAGATAATGCATCTGGTATGATGTAGTCAATTACTTTTTCTTCTATCGCATGAGTAACATGCTCTGCTTTTTTAAATAGCGCAGCAGCTTTTGGTGCATTAAGAAAATTTGCTAATTTAAAAAGTCCTTTAAATAATAAAGGTAAGCCTCCAACAATAGCTAGCCCAAAACCCGCTATCATTTCAACGCCTGTTTCTCTTAAGATTTTTTGATGATTGATGTATTCATTTGTAGTAAGAATTGAATATGCTTCGCCGAGAGCGGCGCCAGTTTGAAGCTTTTTTGCCTTATCTTTTACAGGACCTTCTAGATCGCTTTGAACAACATCCAATGCTGACTCTTTGCTTAATTCTTTCGCCATTTTTAAAATATCGTTAAGAACGATAGAATCACCAGACGCTGCCATTCCTTGTTTAATAGCAGACATCACTAAATCTAATTCTTCTGGTTTATTAGTCAATGCTTCTATTTTTTCACTAATTGTATTAGCCCATTCACTAGCAGCAGACTTAAATTTTTCGCTAACATAATTTGATAATTTTTTTACGCCGTCTTTAACATCGTCCCATAGCCCTTCTTCGATAAGATATTTTCTTTGTAGTTCTTCTTGAATTATCTTTCGGATGCGCGCTTCAGATATCACGTTTGCGTAAATAACATTTTTCATCGCTATTAAATATTATATTCTAAAATTAATTTCTGCAGACTTCTTTAGTTTATTATAAAAAGTATCGTTCCATGTTAACGGTTTAGCTTCTGCTAGCGCGTTTTCAAACTCAGACTTTGACATATTGCCAGGATCTCCCCACGGTCTAACATCAACTACAACAACATCAACGTTGTATTCCTGCAATTTCTTAACTATTTTTGGCATCTTTTTATACCACATATCACCATCAAGAGCCAAAGCTATTGGCGTATTATACATCAATATTTTATTAAATATTTCATGGCGCTCGTCAAGGTCAGAGCCTAATAACGCAGTTGAATTTTCTGTACATTTAACCAAATCAAATGGGCCTTCACATAAGACTAGCCTTTTTGTCCAATCCAAATTAATTTCATTAAAGACTATTGGGTTTTTATCAACATCAGGATTATCATACTTGGGTTTTTTATTTTTATCTATCGCTCGAGCTGCAAAATAATTCAATTCACCAATAGAATCAAAGGATGGCATAAGAATTCTTCTCTTCCACCTTGGTTCATCAGAAACCCCGAACTTAAAATACCAAGCATCTCTATCCGTTAACCCTCTAGAATAAATGTATCTCCATGCTGCTTTAACATCAGGATCAGATTCATCGGCTAATGTTAACAATCGAAAATCCTTTGGAAGCTCTATTTTTTCGACACGATCAACATCAGCTGTTATTAGATTGGTTCCTGTGCCTTGTCCAGTTAATTCCCGATATAAATTAAGGTGTTCCTGCGTTCCATATTTACGAATTAAAGGAGCGAGGCTACGGGCCTTCCATCCACATGCCCAACAGTGATTTGCGTCATCGGTTGTACGAATGGCTAGTTTTTTCTTGGTTGGATCTGTCGGGGCACAAATCGGGCATTTAACATCAAAATTAAGCCCATTACCTGAAATTCGACCTCGACCAAAAATCGACTCATAAAATTTCAGCTTATCCGTGAGAGAATGAACCACAATATAACAATATAATGCTATATCATGGTTGTTCACAAACAAGAAACACCTCGAAAAGAGGCACCTCTGCTAAACTACGCTTTACTATTTCAAATCTCTTCGACGCAATTGACGAAGCTGTCTTCATCATCGATTGATTGTGCGCCACCCATGAGCTCATTATCGAGCAACGCTGCAAACTTCATGAGTGAGGTGTAGGATCCATATCCCAACAGACTATCGTATTCAGCGGAATAACCATCTCCTTCGCCTTGTGGTCCTTCAAAGTTAACAACAATTGCGTTTTTTCGGGCGACGCCTTTAATCATGGTAACTAACTTTTTTAAAGGCATTTCAAGATTGTCAGCAATCTCAGAAATGTTAGGAATTTCGATTTGCCCATCAACTTCCGGCTCTGGCATTGGCATTTTTCTTGCCGGCATTTCTCTTAATGCCGATCGCTTTACTTCTTCCTTGATAATCCTGCGGAGCTGATTGATTGTAATTTTCATGCGTATTATCTTTCATGCGTAGATGGTTAAACTATATATATCGGCAAATAGCAAATAGCAAATAGCAAATAGTGAATAGTGAATAGTGAATATTAAATATTATTTTGAGTTAAACAAGCAGCCCGGGCAATCACATAGGAATCACACATGTCACGAGAAGCATCAATAGGCTTACCGTTCTTTTTTGTTGGCCATTGGATATGTTTCAAATCATGCTCAGACATATACTTAAAAACTTGTTCTTTTCCGCTCATACCTGCTATTGATGTCCGTTGCATCTTTATTCCACAAAGTTTTCTTGCATGAGATGCCGAAATATATTCAGGATCAACTTTGAATATTTCCCTAGAAATGTAGGAGCATATTCCGTTAAATCTCATTAATGTTGTGATTGTTGCTGCTGATGACATTCCCGTACGAAACCCCATGAGTGGTTGCTCGAGAACGATTCTATATTCGCCAGGAAACTTCTTTAATAATTTAGAAAGTTCTAAAGCAGTAAGGTCGGCTTTTTCCCAAAGCGTTTTACACTTCTTAAATTCAAGTCTATCAAGATAAAGAATGTGGGATCCTTGATTGTTTAAGGACAACTCAGGATCAACAATACAAATTCCAGTTACAGAAGTAGAAACATCTAACCCAAGAACCAAGGATCCCACATAGCTATTATTAACTTAGAATGACCTTAGTAAAATCTAGTTAAAGAAGACCCATATCTTTTAATTCTATTTCTGTAAGTATTTTGTAGGTCATATTATGCATCATACACCATTCTTTGGCGGCCTTTGTCTTCTTAACAATGACTGCCTGATTTAGTTTACGAGACGGTTTGACCTCTACCACAACTTTGCTACCATCTTTATATTCTATCTGGAAGTCTGGATAATATTTGCGAATCTTTTGCGTTTTCACATTCGAAACATACTCGATAATAAGCTTCTCGTACGACCACATGACGACATCGGGATTTTCATCCAAATGGACCATATACTTTTGTTCCCAGCCGGAACGATACTTACATTCTCCAGCAATTGGTGAAACATGTAAGCCTCGATGGTAACGGCCTTTCTTTTTTTTTCTCTTCGCAGTTTTTTTCTTTGGCGCGACCATGGTTTAAAGTATTCCTCTCGACACAAGATCATATGCCATCGCTTGTTGTTCTCACAGTAGTAGGACACTTATGTATGCATAAACGAGCTGAATCTACCTGTCACCAATCAAATGTGACTTTAAATAGAATGCGATCACCTTCACGTTTCATAACAGGTTGAGCTAATACTGCTTTAGCCACAACATTTAAGTTTTCGTCGTGAAAATTCAAACCTGAAATATAAACAAACTTTTCTTTATCATTTAAATCTAGCGAAGCGCTAATAGAATTTTCCGTTGCGATATATGAAGGATTAGAAGAAGAGTTTAAGAAGCCTCTAGGCGCCAAGATCTCATATTTAGAGGTAAATAATTTTTGTTCTCCTTTAAATGACATTTCATATGCCTCCTTACCAAAGAAGTATAGGTGAGGACTTTTAATTAAGACGACGCCTTCATCATAAAAAATATTACCAACAGAATTCCAAACGCAATGAGGTGTCAAAGAGTCAGCACGATAAATATTGCCGAATCCATCGTCTTTTAACTTAATGGAAATCGTTCCATTCGAACCTGACAAAGAAGAGTCTGTAATTTCAAAACTACCTGGCATAATTCTGCAACCATAGAAGAGGTTGCTAATATCGAAAAATGTAACCTGATTAGATGACGGGTCTTTTAATCGTTGAAAAATAGTTAATGGTACATCTCTTTGAACGCCTGGGCCATAATTGCCTTCATCAGTAGTTATTATTTCCTCTATTCTTTTCTTGGTATTAACAACAGCGGTGCCAGGAGAGTTTCCTGGATTTTCTGGTGTGAATCCTATTTGCTGGTTAGATAACGTTTGATCGCGGGCATCATCATGAATTTTACTAAAAAGTAATGATGACGTACTTAACAAATTATCAAGACTAATCATGCTTAAGTCAATTCGATCCCAGGCATCTCGAGCCTTATTATTAATTTCGTTTTTTATGATTTGATAGTTAGGCTGAAACGTTCCATCATCGCAAGGTAAAATAGTTAAATTTCTTTTTCTAACAAAAGAATCGTTATATAAAAATTCGTTAGCAGGTATTGCGTCAGTCGTATAATCTAACGCCGTTCCCGACAAATGGTGCAATCTTGGAAAAACGTTATTCGCAAAATCTTTAGTAAAATTTTCTAAGTTAATATAATGACCATTAACACCGAATGCCATCGCAACGTTAAACGGGTCATCAGTAGAACCGTCTATTTCGAAGAATGGAGTTTGCAAAATACCACCATAGGCTTTACCGCCGGCTGAAGGAGCGTTGGTATATCTACGAATATTAGTGTTTTCAATGAAAAAAGGTGGAACATAAAATGCCAGCTTTTTAGCATCTGCAGTACCAGGATTACTTGCTGAAGTTTCTAAAATTTGACGATCGCTTAAATAATCTCTACGAATCATCGGAGTGTGTAGTTCGGCTTTTAGAGGATGATTAAATCGATAATAATCAGGTTGATCGAGCGATCCAGCGCTATCTACGAGTTCTTCTAGACCTTCCCGAGTAGAAGATATGTCACTAAAAAAATACACTTGACTTCCATTGTTCGAATTTATACCTTCGTAAAAGTTGCCCAAGCAAAGAACGTTTGGGTCTTCCTTAGAGGTATACGTCTTAGGCATAATTGTACCTGATGGTATAACAAAAATCCCCTTATCAATGCCATTGATATTAAATGAACCAGTTCCATCATTGATTAAATTTGTGCCCCAACGGACAACAACACGTTGCCACTTATTCCACTCTAGACTATTGTCTTCTGATAAGAAAATTAAGTCGTTCGGATAGTTTCCATAAATAGCTCGCGAAGGGGGAATATCGGCACTATGACTTAGTTGCAACATTAATCTAAAATAAGCTGGCAAACCGTTTTCGTCTTTTCGAGAGCCTGTAATTAATGACAATGCATAACTTGAAGATAAGTGAAATATTGTGCCGGCTTTAAAGTGTCCTTGCGTTATTTCATCTTTTTTATATCGAGGATTTATGTGAAAATCGAAAGAAAAAGCTCCTGATAGCGCATATGTTCCGCTTACATAGCTAACATGCTCGGGTAAATCAGCATTCTCTAAACTAGGATATAAAAGTACTGAAGAAGTTGGAATAGTTTG